CTCTTTTACCCTCAGAACACCTATAGGGAGTGGACACCATGAGTGATGAGATGAGAAGCAACCCACATGGGGAGAGCCTCTTAAAGACCTTTTATATGATGGAGGGAGACACATCACCCCTAGATGCCTTTAGACGCTCGGCTTATACCTACACGCCTAATAAAGACCTAGCTGAGAGGATATACAACTATGCCTCTAAGGGGTGGTTTATGTTTTCCTCGCCTATCTTATCCAATGCAGGGAGGGGTGGACTGCCTATATCGTGTTATTTGACCTATGTAGATGACTCAGTAGAAGGGCTTATCAGCCACTCTGATGAGGTGAGGTGGATGAGCGTGATGGGTGGTGGTGTGGGAGGTCATTGGTCAGGTGTGCGTTCAGTTTCTGAGAAGTCACCCGGTCCTATTCCATTTCTCAAGACGATAGACGCTGATGTGGAGGCTTATAGGCAGTCATCAACCCGTAAGGGGTCTTACGCCGCCTATATGGATATTTCGCACCCTGATATAGTGGAGTTCTTAAACCTGCGTATGCCGACAGGGGGAGACACGAATAGAAAGTGCTTTAACCTCAATAACGCGATTAACATCACCGATAAGTTCATGGAGGCGGTGTTTAAGGGAGAGAAGTGGGATTTGATTGACCCCAAGAGTGGAGAGGTGCGTGATACCCTTGACGCGAGGGGTCTTTGGGAGAGGATTATAGAGGTGAGGTTTAGGACAGGGGAGCCTTATCTACACTTCATAGATACGGCTAATCGCGACTTGCCCCAACCTCTTAAAGATAGGGGGTTAAGGATAAATGGCTCAAACTTGTGTCTGGAGGTGCATTTGGTGACAGCGAAAGACCGCTCCGCAGTTTGTTGCTTGTCGAGCCTCAATCTTGAGTACTTTGATGAGTGGGTGGACACCCCGATAGTTGAGGACTTGATTGAGTACCTAGATGATGTGCTTCAATACTTTATAGACAATGCCCCTAAATCGCTCTCTAGGGCTGTTTATTCAGCGATGAGGGAGAGGTCGCTAGGGTTGGGTGCGATGGGCTTCCACTCTTATCTACAGCGTAAAATGATAGCGTTTGAGGGGGTCTTAGCTAAGTCTGTGAATAACAAGATATTCAGCCTGATTAAAGAGAGGGCTGTGAGTGCCTCAAGGAGACTTGCAGAGGAGAAGGGTGAGTACCCTGATGGGGCTGGTTGTGGTTTACGCAACAGCCACTTGATGGCTATTGCCCCTAACGCCAACTCCGCCATCATCTTGGATACCTCGCCCTCTATTGAGCCTTGGAAGTCCAACGCCTTTACTCATAGAACGAGGGCGGGTTCTTTCTTGCAGGTGAATAAGTACCTCAAGAGCCTTCTTGAGAGTAAAGAGGGGGTAGATGTAGATGAGGTTATTTCTAGCGTCATCTTAAATGAAGGGAGTGTCCAACACCTAGAGTGTTTAAGCGACTATGAGAAGCAGGTGTTCAAGACGGCATTTGAGCTAGACCAGATGTGGATAGTGGAACACGCAAGTGATAGGCAAGCCTATATCTGTCAGGGTCAGAGCGTTAACTTATTCTTCCCTGCGGGGACTAACGCAACCTACGCTCATGCAGTCCATCTATCAGCGTATAAGAAGGGGTTGAAGGGTCTTTACTACTTGAGGTCGAGTGCGGAGAAATCTGGTGAGAAGGTTTCTGAGAAGGTAGAGAGGGTAGCCCTTAAAGACTTTAACAAGACTGAGGAGTGTTTATCATGTCAGGGTTAATGGATAACAGCGTCACCTATAAGCCATTTCAATATGCGTGGGCGATGTCCTTCGCTGAGGAACACGAGAAGATGCATTGGGGTTCATGGGAAGCCAAGCTCCAAGAAGATGTTAATCAATGGAAGAAATCCCTAAGCTACTCGGAGAAATCTCATATATCTCAGATACTTAGGGTATTTACGCAGTCAGATGTGGCGGTAGGTGGAAACTACTGCGATATATTTATCCCTGTGTTCAAGAATAACGAGATAAGAAATATGTTGTTATCCTTCGCGAATAGGGAGGGTACACATCAGCGGGCGTACGCTTTACTCAACGACACGCTTGGGTTACCTGAGAGCGAGTATTCCTCATTTCTGATGTTTAAGGAGATGAGGGAGAAGATTGAGTTTATGACGCAAGCTCCTGAGGGGTTAGATGAGAAGTCGCATATAGCGTTCGAGCTTGCGAGGGCTGTATGCAATGAGGGTATGAGTTTATTCTCAGCCTTCGTGATGCTTCTCAACTATCAGCGTTTTGGAAAGATGAGGGGTATGTGTGAGATAGTGGAGTGGTCGGTGAAGGACGAAGCGAGCCATGTAGAGGGTATGACGCAGTTATTTAGGACTTACTGCGAAGAAAACCCTGCTGTGGTGACGGATGAGTTAAAGCATTTCATCTATAAGAACTACACGCAAGCGGTCGCCCTTGAGGACAGCCTTGTGGAGTTAGTTTATAGGGGTGGTGAGCCAGAGGGTTTGAAGGCTGATGAGGTGAGGACTTATATGAGGTATCTAGCGGATAGAAGGCTTATCCAACTCGGCTTAAAGCCCATATTTAAGCAGAAGGATAACCCACTCCCGTGGTTGGATTGGATAGTGAGCGGTGACTCGATGACCAACTTCTTTGAAGGGAAGGTAGTTTCCTATTCTGCTCAGGGTATTGTGGGTGAGGTGGAGTGGGATAAACTTATATAATGGATAAACTTATCCATTTTTTTCTCTATTCTAAGGGTAGAATAAGGATACTTAGGAGAGCCTAAGTCCCGCAAAACAATAGAGTTTTGCACAAACTACCCTATAGGAGAGACTAATGGATACTCATATAATGATACCCCTTCCTAGCGGTAATGTCCTGTTTGAAACCTTTACCGACTTTGGTGGCGAGAGGTGGGTTGAAGCCAAGAGCCTTCAAAACGCGATACCAGAGGCGAGAGGGAAGTCATGGATGGCTCCGTATAGCTTCTTATTGGAAAAGGGGACTCAAGAAATAGCGGTCGCCCTCTATAAGAAAGCCACAGGAGAGGAAATCTATGTTGAGTATGAGCATAGGAAGCCTTTAAGCGAGTTTATCCTTCAGTATTGTTATTCAGTAGAAGGGCAGGGTAGGGGTAGCAAGACATGGATGTCAGCCCCTTTATTTCTAGCTTATGCGGGTTGGTTGTCGGCTGATGTGGGGGTAAAGATAAGTGAGGCTTATATCAACTATGGGTGGCTTAATGATGTACCTGTAGAGGTGAAGTCCAAGTTCTTAATGGATAAGGCGATAGAGTCAATAGAGGAGGAGGTTATTGACGAGCTTCAGAAGAACGGCATAGCCGTCACCCCTGTGGCAGTAGCTTCGAGAACTGAGGCTAGGTTAAAGGGTATAGGGGCAAGGCGTAGGCTTGTAGCGACTATTCAACAGCTTTATCCAGAGGGGGATTGGAGAGCTATTAGGCTCATAGGGCAAGTAAGCAAGGCTATCAACTACAGGCTACTCGGTGTGAGGTCAGAAACCTTCCATGAGTTGGTCAAGTTAAAGGCTGGCTCTCCCCGTAGTTATTTAAGCGATGATTTCCTAACAGCCTTCTTATCCGTTGAGTCCAAGATTTGTGCCTTCATAGACCACGCTATACGCATGGGCGAAACGCCATGCGACAGCAAGGTCTTATCGGTCGCTCGTGGACTTGCGGATAAAGAACACCTCTCCCTATTTGAGTATGTCCCTGAGTTGAAGCTGGCTCAGTCGGTAAGGAAGTATGGAAATGAGAAGGGTGAGTGGGTTTTATTTCAAGACGCTAATAGGGTGATTAAGGCAATCCACACGCCCTTATAATAATAAGTTTAAGGGGATAGAGATAATAGGGTAAGCTCTCATATGGAGTCCATCACTCAAATCCATAAGGGGGCGACCTATGAGTTATATGTGCAACATAGAGTTCGAGATAGAAAAAGAACAGCTAGACGCACTCTATAAGAAGGGTCAGATTGAAGTCGGTGAAATAGACTTCGACCAGAACTCCCCTCTCATAGTGACCGCAGGGGCAGGCTCCGCCCTTGCGTTCTATAGAGATGGGAGAATAACCCTCGCCAAGAAAACCGACTCAAAGGTACAGGGGATTACCCCTAAAGACGCTCGACAGAAGTTATTTCTATCCACCCTCTATGATGAGAAGGTCTTATTGAGCGTTGCGATAGGTAGGGCAGGTACGGGTAAAACCTTAATGGCGGTCGCCTACGCCCTAGAGCGGTATTTCAAGTCGGGGAGGTCAATGACTATCTATCTCATTAAGCCCTCAGTCTTTGTGGGTGGTAAGAGTGAGATGATGGGTCCAATCCCCGGTGATGTGACTGAGAAACTGCAACCCGTCATGGCGAGCTATCTAGTCCACTTCAAGAAACTCCTCGATATTGACGCTCATCTATTTATTTCTGAGATGATGGATAATGAGAAGCTAGTATATCTACCTATAGAGCTGGCGAGAGGTATGAGCCTAGAGAACGCCATCGTGATAGTAGATGAGGCTCAGAACCTAGATGTACACTCTCTAAAGACGCTGATTTCTAGGGTTGGTAGCGGTTCTAAGCTCATCTTGCTAGGGGACTTAGGGCAGGTGGATATAAAGCTCCATAGGAACGAGACAGGGCTATATAAACTTCTAGACTCAGAAGCCTTTGGGAACTGCCTTCATACCTCTGCGATAGAGTTAAAGACGCAGTATCGGTCGCCCTTAGCTGACTTGGCAGAGGATTGGCAAGATGAGCTTGAGTCCACCAGCTACTTTGGTGGTGGTGAAGGATAACTAGGGTTTCTCAATATCATTAGGGTCATCAATAGGGCTATCGGGGTAGTCCTCATCATCACTTAAATCAGAGTCCCATTGGTCGAGGATTTCTTCATCCTCCGCATCGGGGGTATAGATAAAAACAATATCAAACTCCTCTGTGAACTGCTGGGCGAGTTCCTCAGTCGTGTCTTTATCGGGGCTGTTGATAATAAGAAGGGACATGAAAGGTGTTAGATACCTAAAGAGTATGGCTGTGATAAATGGAAAGATAAGCCATAATCCGCTTTCATAGGTGGCGAATAGGACTGCGAGACAAGCGTAAGAGGTGAAATAGTAGTCGGAGTAGTCTTTTAGGTGAGTACCCACAGCTTGAAGGGCTTGATAAGCGTAGTGCTTACACTCGTGATAGCCATCAATGATGAGAGGTGGGAGCTTCATTTCTGGCTCACCAACATCTGGGATTTAAGGCGTTGGATTTCTCGGTTGATATACCACACCGCTTTCTCAAGGTCTTGAACCTCATCTGCGTGAGGTTTCCCACCTGCACGAAGGAGGTACTTGATAGCGTTGCCTCTACAGAAATCGAGCTTCCAAGCCTCAATCACATCAATAGCTGTGAAGCTCCCTTCCTTAGATGCGTAGTGGAGAGGTTGATTAACGGACTCGTATTTATTCATAGTTGCTCAGTCTCTCAGTCTCAAAGACCACCGCCCTTCCAACGGGAAGGCTTGGGTCTGATGTCATAGTGTACAAAGGTCGGGTATAAGCCCACGCCTCCATTATGGATTTTACCTTGAGAGATGAGGTGAAGGATTGTTTTATGAACTTCGTGGGAGGTGTGACCGACCACTTTAATATCGGCGGCGGTCGCCAACATATGTTGGGATTTAGTTGCTCCACCGATTTGGAAGTTATAAGCGGAAGACCTCCACCCGCTTATAACATGGATAGGTGCTTTTAACTCTGAGCGGATAACTTCAAGTTGCTCACATAGGACTATGAGGTCTGGGATAAAATGGGTAGGAGGCTCACCACCTACAGGGCAGTTAAACTCGCGGAGGTCGAAGTGGGCGGAGAGCTTCATGAGGTATTTCCTTTCCATAAAGAGATAGGGCTTTATCCATTTGGGAGTGAGCGTCATGGTCGCCTATTGTATTAATAATCCCAACTAGAGTCACTATTAGATTAAGGTCATCCTCCGATACTTTGTGAAGTAGGGTAATCATTTCCTCACGAAGCTCGAAGTATTTATGTTCCCACGACTTTTCACACATAGTTCCTCATTTCTTTAATAGTTCATTTATATTCATGCGTATAGTAGATAAGCAACCCTGCTTATTTTACTACTCGATGGAGAAACAACATGAGTATGATAGTAATGATGAGCTTTGGACTTTGGTGGGCATCGTTTATGTCAATCCTCTTTGGGAGGTCTGACATTGCGGAAGCGACCACTTTGGTCAATATAGCTCTGGCTGTAAGCTACATGATGTATTCAATATAATCGCCACGATACCTGAGTTTAACGCCCCCGCCGCCATACCCATCCATAAGCCCTGCCACTTATAGGTGAGTGTGAAGCCGATAGTCCCTGAGATAAGAACGGAAGAGAGTCTGAGTAAAGCCCTAGCTTTCTCAGGCTCTAATCCCTTCTTAATGAAGGGCTTTATTATTTCCACAGAAGCGTAAGCCATAACAGCCGACACCCCTATGAGTTCCATAAGTTCTTGGCTTATCACAATATCCATTTCTTATGTCCTTTCAGGGGTTGGAGGGGCAGAGCCTACGGCAGAGGCGTTTTGTCCATTTAAGACGCTAGAGAAATCCGCATAAAGGGAAGGGGAGTCCAGAGTCCATTGAGTATTCTGAGCCTGTAGAAACACCCCTGCCGATAAGAGCTTCCCCACACTCAGCCTAAATGACTGCTCGATATAGTCACTAGCTAGATAGAGGGGAAATCCATTATCCCCAAACCTCACGCTATCATCTGTGGAGGTGAAGTCCATGATATATCCATATTTAGGCTCACCCTCAGTCTGGTCTTGAGAAGCGTCTTCCTGTAGATAAGTCGCAGGGAGTCTAAACACACCGCTATCAAGAATAAGGCGGTAAATACACCCATGCTCTTCCACTAGGAAGGGGACTATTTCTACTTGAAGGACTTCCCCCTCAGTAAAAGACACACCCTTCCAATAAGAAGTATCTAGGTTAGAGAAAGTGGCGGTCTTAGAGGCTTTGTCATAGTGAGATAAGAAATGGATAACTCCATTAATCATCACCAAGCGACTCTCATAGTTCCCATCAAGAATATCAGTCGTCCCTGCGGTATTAACGGAAGTGGCGGTCATCTCATACACAACTGCCTTTGTCCATTGACGCAGGCACTTGTGGATGAAGTTATAGACCACTTGGGCGGAGGGTTGGGCGTTAAACACGCTGTCGTGGAGGGCTTCTCTCCAATCACTTTCTTTAACAAAGAGGGGTCGGTTAAAGCCATATAGCTGGGAGAGTCGGTTTAAGGACTCACCCTCACTTCTATGGATAAGAGTATCCATTCTCGCTTCATCTATATTGGATAACTCATAAATCATAGTAAGTCACCTCAACTCCCTTTCGGATAGTGTGGGTAGTCACCTTGAGCCTAGAAATACCCTCGAAGGAAGTATCCGTCTTTTCTGAGTAGCTGAATAGAAATCCATCAACAGAAATAGACCCACTAGAAGGAAACCCTAGCGTAGTCTCTACAAGCAGAGAGGTGTCCTCCCACTTCCACTCAGAAGTCAAAATCGTCATCGGCTTCCCTTGAAGCTCTTGGACTACCTGCCCTACTGATAAGATGATAGACTCTAAGTTATTGAAATCACTAACATTATCCTGATTGGATAATCTAGCACCCGCATTAAAGAAAGAGGGCAACATCTTCTTTAACGAGTATGCCTCTCTGCACTTATTTCTACGGATAACTTTAATGGCGTTATCAAGCACCAAGTCCCCCACCTTTAGGGAGTAGATACCCCTAGCGACTTTAGGGGCGTAACACCTAATCTGAGTGCCACTTGCGATAGGGTCAATGCGTGTAGAAATACCCCCAAAACAGGGGTAGTCCTCTCCAAGCCTAGAGAGACTAATGGGGTACTCCTGTCCTGCGACAAAAGCCCCATAAATCGTCAATAAAGCCCCCCCATCATCACCTATAACGGGGGCTGAAACACCAATAGGGGTGAGGGCAAGGTCATAGGGGCTACCGAAGCCAACTTCACGACCGATATTGTCGTAAGAGGGGTCGCCAAAGCCTATCATCACATCTAGCTGTGGCGACCATGAGTAGTCACCAAACCCTGCGTTGCTCATTTGTTATACCCCTATCTCTCTCTTAGCCTTGAAGTCAATACACAACCCATGTCCGATGTACTGAGGCATCGCCTCAACACGCAGACCGAGGTACTGCCCAGCTTCAAGAGTCACATCCTTCGTACCGCTAATGATGAGAGAGCCTCCATTAGCATTTCTAGTGATGTTGGTGGTATCCGCTTGAATGAGCGTATTTGAGAAGAAATCCGCGTCATTCACAGCCTTCAGCACATTCATAACATACTCAGAGCCGTTGCCTATGCGACCACCCGTCTGCATAGTCCCTTCCACTCTCACATAGAGCTTTCCAGAGGTGGTGTTCTTCATAAAGACTATCATGTGAGAGTTCACATCAGTCGAGAGATAAACAGAAATCCCATCAATCACAGTAGGGTTATTATTTCCACTAGCGAAGTGATAGGTGTGGTCAACCGCCCTAGAATAAATAGTAGTCTCATAGGTGAGTATTTTGGCGTTAGGGTTTCCATTGTTATCCTCTAGGATAACACCCGCCCTCTCAGAAATAGTTGGAATATCTGAGCGGATAAGGATTTCTGAGGAAGCCCCAGCTTGATTGAGCCTGTTAATACTGAAGGTAGTGCCATTATAGGTCAAAGACCCAAAGGGGGCGACCCCCCCTCTGATGTTGCTTACGAAGAGGTTATTGGCAGGGTTGATATTGAGGTCGCCATTGCAGTTAGTCTCATCGTTGATAGTCAATGACCCTTGAAGGGATAGGGGTGAGGCTAGACCGATAGAAATATCGAAGGCGGTGGGGGAAGCGATGGCTGAAACATTTATCTCACCCTCAGTTCCATTGATGTTATAGGACTTATTTCCTGCGAGGGTAATCACATCAGTAGTGCCACCTGCCTCTACAGGAAGTCCTTGAGCGTCACCGATAGCTCCACCGATAGACTCAAGCTCCTCCACCCACTTATGAGCGATATTAAACCAATCCCTCTCACCCTTAGCGGGCTTCTCCATTTCTAGGTGTTCTGAGGTCACTCTAAAGGTC